ATTCCGTCGCACTTGATAACGTCGAGACTGTTTGGAAGGGCGCAATTGACGACGTGCGAATGACTTTTGAGGAACTTTACCAAGTGCCTATGAGCAACCCGGACGCGACACAGGAGGGCGACGGATGGACTGCCGCCGAGTTCCGGCCGCATGGCTGCGTAATAATCTACGGCAACACTGCCGAAATACGACAAGACAACAACCAATAAGGAGAAATAGAAACAATGAAAACAAAAATAATGACAGTTACGCCATCAATGGCATCTCAGTGGATCAAGGATTATAGCAATCCGAAAAACCGCAACATCAGTAAAGTAAAGGTCCAGCAATATAGAAGAGAAATGGATGACGGCAAATGGCAAATGAACGGAGAGACAATTTGCTTCGACGTAAACGGAGTGCTATTGAATGGCCACCATCGAATAATGGCACTATCAAAGGCATCGCGACCAATTGAAATGTTAATCGTTAGCGGCGTTGATAGTAGTTCGTTTACTACCATTGATACAGGAATAAAGCGCAGTGGAGCGCACACGATGCAAATGGCAGGAGTCGGAAATGGAGCGGCTATGTCGTCTGTAATTACAGCCAAGATAATGTATAAAAACGCACTAGATCGCGATGGCTCATTTAACAGTTATGTTAGACCGACCAATTCCGATATATTGAACGAATATAATAGTAATATGGATGCATATGACTTCTCGCTTAAAATGGTGAGACTGATTCAAAAGTTATGCCCGACTTCGATATCCGGTCACTTACCTGCATACGCTATTATCGAAAAAGGCCACGATAAATCAGACGTCGATATGTTTTTTCAACGGCTAAGCGATGGAGTAATGCTTCCTGCTGACTCTCCTATTCACACACTAAGGAATCTATTGATCAAGGCTAAGTCTGATAAGTCAAAAGGCGAGTCTGGTCGATCCGCCAACTGGATGAAAAATGCTTTTGTAGTGTCTTGGAATAAGCACATTGCTGGAACTTCAAATAAAAAAATCCAAATGCTAGACCCAAATAAAGCAATCCAAATCAAATGATACAAGATACAATCAACAACGTTCGCGCTTGGGGCGAGGACAAAGGCATCACAGGGCCGAACGGCAAAGCGACCGGAGTCACGCAATTCAGTAAGACGCTTGAAGAAATCGAGGAACTTAGCGACGCAATCGAGGCCAACGACCTGCCGGAAATCAAGGACGCAATCGGCGACACTAGTGTCACGCTGATTTTACTCGCCGAGCGATACGGGCTGACGTTTGAGGAATGTCTTGAGTGGGCATACAACGTAATTTCACAACGCACCGGCAAAATGGTCGACGGCGTTTTCGTAAAAGACAAATAACCAACAAAAGGAAATAACATGAGAGGATCAAAAGCAAAGAAACTACGCAAGCTGTTTACCAGCTACGCGGGCGAAAATGGCAAGTTGCCAAACGAACCGAAAAAGATTAACCGTCGGCGCTATCGCTACCCGCAAGGCCACGCGCTAGCCGGTAAGACGTTTGAGACGTTCACTATCATCAATCCATTTAAAGCGGCATTCCGTCGCCTTAAAAAACAACATAACCGATAAATATTATGGCATCATCAGCAGGAAGAAAACACGGCCGACATGGTCGCAAACCTTGCGGCGGGGCAAACCAGACCGCACGCACAAACAAGAACATTAATGCACGCCGCAAACGTCACGACGATTACGTCGCCGAGTGCGCAGCTAAAAAAGAACAAAAGGAAAAATAACATGAGCGACAAGAGACAAGCAATCCGCGACGCGGAGGAAGAAATCGAGGATATTGTGGAACAACTGGAACGCGACCACGGCGTCCGGGCATTTCAAATCTTCATCAATTCAAACCGTGGGGAAATCCCACAAGTAAACATCGTGCAGGACAAACGGGGGGCATCACTATGAGCGTAAAACGAACAGGAATCATCGACGAATTACTCCGCGAGAAAATCAACGAGCTAATGACGTTCGCACTTACCACGCCGAGCGAAAAGGCCGACGTGTTTGTTGATTGGACGCCGCATGTAAATTGGATTGAAATTAGAGCGTGTTACGGCGGATGGATTGGGCATTTTAAGGACTTTAGCCGCTGTATTAACTTGCCACGTTCGGACGATCCAGAACACGCAACCGTCGAATCCGCCATTGAAGCAATCGACAACGCAATCAACGAAATTAAGGAGGCAATCAAATGAGCTTTGACATATCATCAATCAAAAAAGGAGTTGAACACAAGGCGCCGCGTAGTCGTCGTTACTAGGTGTCGAGAAAATCGGCAAATCGACATTTGCCGCCGGCGCTGATAATCCGATCTTTCTACCGATCAAGGGCGAGGAAGGCGTCGACGATTTGGACGTGGCGAAGTTTCCACGTGCCGAGACGTTTGACGACGTGTTGGACGCGGTGACGACTCTTATCAAAGAGGATCACGATTACAAAACGTTCATCATTGATTCCGTGTCTGCGCTTGAGCCGGTCATTTGGGCGAAGCTATGCGACGAAGATAACGTCGACAGCATCGAGCAATATCAAAAAGGATTTGGCAAGGGATACACCGCAGCCGCAAACAAAATGCGCGACCTGATGGAAGGACTCGACCGGATCCGCTCGAAAGGCATCAGCGTGATTCTAATTGGCCACGTCAAGGTTAAGCGGTTCGACGATCCACTCGGCGCGTCATTCGATCAATACCAATTCGACTTGCACGAACGTATTCAACTTGCCTTGCAACGTTGGGCGGATTCGATCCTCTTTGCTAACTCCGAAACCATCGTCAAAAGCGAGGAAGTCGGTTTCAACAAAGAAAAGAAGATCGGCAAGGACTTGAGCGGCGCGCGCTACTTGTTCACGCAGAAGCGACCGGGGCATCCCGGCGGCGGGCGTGGCGTTTACGGGCGCTTGCCTTACAAGTTACCCCTAGAGTGGGAAGCTTTCACAAATGCGGCAGCAGAGGCCGCGCAATCAACAACCAAATAAACAGTAAAGGAAAGAAACATTATGGCAGATATATCACAAATCATTGGCGGCTTTGACGCCGACGCATACGAAGAGCAACCGGAGTTCGACAACTCCCCTTTACCGGATGGCGACTACTATGTCGAAATCGAGAAGGCGGAAGTTAAGAACACCGCGAACGGCAAAGGCGTCGGCTGCAATACTACGTTGTCGGTTCTCGGCCACGTCGCCGACAAGTCGCAGAAGGGGCGCAAATTGTTTGCGTGGTTCACATTGCAACATGAAAACGATCAAGCGCAATCCATCGGACAGCGCGAGTTCCACGCATTGCGCTTGGCAGTAGGCAAGCCGACCGCGATGGACACCGACGAGCTGATTGGGTCAAACCTCATCGTTCGCGTCGGACTCGACAAAAAGGACAAGGAGCGCAACCAGATCAAGAAATACATCGCACTGGAAGGTTACGACGCAAGCAAAGCCGAGGCGCCGAAGGCCGCACCGACTCCGCAAGCAGCGCCAGCCGCCGCAGCTAAGAAAAACCCTTGGGACTAATCATGGCTCAAGACGAAGCACAACAAAAAGCATCGAAGCCGGACGCCGCGCAGAAGTCGCACGACGCACGCCAAACAGATGCAGCAATACGCGACTACCCTAGAGCTGGGCGTCGCGGCTACGACCCGCAAATCGCTGCGCAAATGGCGGCGTGGGATCAGTAAGCACAAAAACTAAACGTAAAAAGAAAATGGACGAAATAAAATCAATAACAATAATCGCGGTAACTATAATCCTTTCGGCGTTTTGCCTTGGAGGGTATGGGTGCCGACAAGTTGAGAAGACTAATCAAGAAGCAATAAAGGCGGGCTTGGTTCAAGTTGAATCGCGAGGCAGCGTTAGCCCAATTTGGACTATGCCAAATGACTAAGTAAACAACCAACAGCGACGCCGGGCGCTATATCCCGGCACCTTTTTTATTATTATGAAAGAATCATTATATAGAGTTGAGGCAGTATGGTATTGTGGGGGAATATTCCCTCATATCACACTTAGAATCTATCCGATAAAAAGAAAAACAAAATGCGGATTCTGGATACATGAAGGGGGTCAAGATCGCTTTGTTTTAGATTCTGGGCGAAAGAGATTTGCATGGAAAACAGAGGCGCTTGCAATTGAGTCCTTCAAAGCGAGAAAAGTGGCGCAGATTCGTATATTGAAAGCTCAATTGAAAAGGGCTGAATCTGAATTATATGAAGCAAATGAGCGCGGAATTTATAGCAAGCACCACATTACGGAATGGATGATGCAATCATGCTAACACCGCGACCATACCAACAGGAGGAAACTTTATATTGACATAGACAAATCGGCGCTTTTACTAGGCCGCGAACCATTAACCATTATTATATT